AACAGCACCAACAGTCGGATTGCTTTATCCAAAGCTTGCTGACGCGATTGCACAGATCCAGACAAACGCATTCGTTTCACCAACACACTGGGTAGTTCATCCACGTCGCCTAGCCTTCCTATTGGCAGCAGTTGACAGCACAAACCGTCCACTTGTTGTACCAGCAGCAAACGGCGCAATGAACGCAGTAGGCGTTGGCGGAGCACCAATCTACGGAAACTCCGGATACCAGATGCTCGGACTTCCAATCATCACCGATGCAAACGTCGGAACAACATACGGAACAACAACAAACCAGGACGAGATCTATTGCGTTTCAGCAAATGAAGCTCATCTTTGGGAACAACCAGGTTCACCTTTCGCACTTCGCTTCGATGCAACAGGCGCAGGAAACCTAACTCTCAAGTCTGTCGTTTACGGCTACGCCGCATTCACAGCAGAGCGCTACCCACTTGCAGCCTCAATCATTTCAGGCACAGGTCTAAGCGCACCAACCTTCTAATCGAAGGCAAGCACTAAATTGTGCAGAGCGAGTGGCCCACCCCCCGAGTCACTCGCTCTGCACTTCTAAAACGGGGGAATAAATGAAAACAGGACACAAAGTAACGATTGGATCATGCGATCCAGGATCCGTAAACGGATCATTTGCATATCGCCTCATTCAATTAGCACAAGCAAGAAGCAGCAGGCTCGGCCCCTTTGTAAGAATTAAGGGATCAGGACTTCTATCAAAACAGCGCAACCGAGTGGTCAAACAATTTCTTGATAACACAGATTCAGACTGGCTCCTTATGATCGATTCAGATGAGCAGCTCACAGTTCCAGCATTTGACGCTTTGATTGAAACAGCCCATGACAAAGAGCGTCCGATCGTCGCAGGCCTTGTCTTTGCAGGATTTGGAGTACCAGGCAAGCCGTACCCAAAGCCAGTCCCTGCAATATTCCAGGACACAGATAACGGATTCCTTCCGCTTTACAAATACGATAAAAATTCAGTCTTTGAAATTGACGCAGCTGGAACCGGATGTTTGATGGTTCACCGAAGTGTTCTAGAGAAGATGCGCGAAGTAGCAGATCCAAACCAGGGCAAAGATTGGTGCTGGTTCTGGGATGGGCCAGTAGCCGGCGAATGGATCGGAGAAGATCTACTATTCTGCCGAAGAGCAAAGGCGCTCGGATTTAAGATTCACGTCAACACAGCAGCTGTGCTGCCACATCAAAAGAGCTTCTGGATGGAAGAGGTTCATAATGATATTTGGAAAGATTAAGAAGATCCGGCAGAAGCCGGCAAAGGAAACAGCAACAGCCGATCCCAAACTAGAACGCGCAATGCTGCCGAAACCGGAAAGAAGGATAAAGCGTGGCCCTAACTAATGCCTACTGCACACTTGCCGAATTGAAGGCATCGCTTGCGATCACAGACAGCGTCGATGACACACCACTTGAAGCCGCGATCACATCAGCAAGCAGAATGATCGACGATTATACTGGGCGCTTCTTTTATCGAAATGGAACGACGCAATCACCGGTCGCTCGTTATTACACACTACTCGATCCCTGGACAATGAACATGGACGATAACGTTTCAATTACGCAAGTGGCAACAGACGATAACTTCAACCAGACATGGGATACCGTCTGGTCAACCAGCGATTACATGCTCGAGCCAGTAAACAATCCGCAACGCGGCTGGCCAGTCAACCGGATCCTTGCAATCGGCCGATACGTCTGGCCCTATTATTTACCACAATCCTGCCGGATCACCGGCGTCTGGGGATGGACAGCGACACCAGCCGAAATCAACATGGCAACCTTGATCCAAGCAGCTCGACTATTTACAAGACGCCAATCACCATTCGGGATCGCAGGAAGTCCAGATTTAGGCACCGTCCGATTGAGCGCCAAGCTCGATGCAGACGTTGAAACGCTTGTGCGTCCATTTAAGAAGAACAACGGATTGGCCAAGTAAATGAACCCAAGCCAAGTCCGCGACGGTCTTAAAACCAGGCTACAGACCATAACAGGCCTACGCGTATACGACTTGATCCCAGAGCCAGTAACACCGCCATGCGCGGTCGTAGGACAACTAGATCTCACATTCGATATCGATAACGCCCGAGGATTAGATCAGGCAAACGTCGATGTTTATGTGATCGTTCAACGCTTCTCCGAAAGAGCAGGCCAGGACAAACTCGACGCATACCTAGCAGGATCGGGCGCAAGCTCAATCAAAACAGCGATCGAAGGAGATAGAACGCTTGGCGGAACAGTAAATACCTTACGAGTCACATCAGCCGAATCAGGCCAATATGAATCACAAGGAAACCTGTTTCTTTCTTACCGATACCGCTTAACAATTTGGGGATAAGGAGAACCAATGTCATACACGATCATCTCAAGCAAAACCGTCTGCGGAAAAACCAAAGGCGACACGCTAACAAATGAAGAATTGCAAGATGCAGGAGTCAGCGCAGAAACTCTCATCGCTGGAAACCATATCAAAGCAACAGCAACAAACACAGAAACAAAAGTAGTACAATCCATCAAACAAGAAACCAAAGAAGGAGCGACCGCATAATGCCACGCTTAGTTCTAAATAACGCATACATATCTGTCGGTGGAGTGGATCTGAGCGATCTAGTCGCTTCAGTAACACTTAATTCGACATTCGACGTCGTCGAAACAACAGCATTCTCTTCCACAGCAGCTAAGACTCGCGTGGCAGGATTGGCAGACAACTCAATCTCACTAGAATTTCATCAAGACTACGCAACAGGCGAAGTCGAGCAAACAATTTATCCATTACTAGGAACATCGGCGGCAGTTATTGTGAAGCCAAACGGAGCATCAACAAGTGCATTCAATCCGTCATACACATGCAACGCGATTATTTCAGAATGGACTCCTCTAAACGGATCCGTTGGTGAATTAGCAACAGCAAGTATCACATGGCCAGTAACCGGAGCAATTACTAAGGCGGTCGTATAATGGCAAGAATAGTTCTAAACAATGCATACGTTGTATTTGGTACAACTGATCTGAGCGACCACATCGCATCAGTTACATTGAACTCGACATTTGATATCGTCGAGACAACTGCATTCGGAAACACAGCAAAGACACGTGTGGCAGGATTGGCAGATAACTCTGTAAGTTTCGAGTTTCATCAGGACTACGCAACAAGCAGCGTCGAACAAACAATTTACCCATTACTCGGAACAGCCGTAACAGTTTCAGTAAAGCCAGTCAATACAACAACAAGTCCAGTCAATCCGCAGTACGCATTCTCAGCTCTAATTGCAGAATGGACTCCTCTCAACGGATCCGTTGGTGAATTAGCAACTGCTAGTGTGACTTGGCCGATCTCCGGCGCAATTACAAAAACAACATCATAAATAACTAAGGGGGAAACAAATGGATGGATTATTCATCAAAGTAAAAACAAACGATGGCACCGATGCAACTTTCCCGTTGCGTCCGCGTATCATCGTGGACTTTGAACAAAAATACGGAAAAGGACTCGCAAAACTTATCGGCGAAGAGCAGAAACTAGAGCACATCTATTATTTGGGATGGCTTGCGCTTCGAGCAAACGGCAAGATTGTGAAACCCTTCGGGCCTGATTTCTTGGATACATTAGAAGCGGTATCCCTGGACACAGACCCAAATTCCGAATCCACAGAGACAGCCTGACATATTCAATAGCAGCAGTTTCTGTGGAGACAGGGATCGACCCGATCAGTTTATTAGATGCACCAGAAGGCATTCTTGAAGCGATCGTGATCTACCTGAAAGAGCGAGCAAAGGCGGTCAATAAAAATGGCGGATGAAACAGTAGTGATATCCGGCATCAAAGAAACCATCGAATCGCTCAAAAAATTTGACAAGGACGCAGCTCGTCGGCTGAACAAAGTGATCAACGACGAGCTCGCCCTTGCCGAAGGCGCAGCCAGGGCTAAAGTTACAGACGCCCCACCTATGAGTGGATGGCGCACAGTTCCAGCAACAAAAGGCCGCACACGCGGTGGGCAAGGATGGCCAGCCTGGGAACCAGCAACGATCCGCCAGGGCATTAAGAAAACCAGAGTTGAAGGTAAAGTTAGATCCGACTACACCACCAGCGCCGGAGCGCTTGTTCAAAGAACAGCAGCCGGTGCCATTTGGGAAGTAGCAGGACGACGCAGCGGCGGATCAGGAACAGGCCGCAACATGATCGGCGTGCTTAACGAAAGATTCAAAGGCGCATCACGTGGCATTTGGGCCGTTGTAGATAAAGACGCAGATAAAATCCGCACCAACGTTCGCAAAGTGGTAGAAGATGCACAAAGATTATTAAAAGCAAATTTGAACAAGGAGAAGGGATAACCACGTGGCAGTAGGAGCAGTAGTCGCCCGGATTATTACCCAATACTCCGATAAAGGAAGCAAAGCAGCAGCCAGGGATATAAATAAACTTGGTAAATCCTTTGACAAATTTGCAGGCAAAGTAGGCAAAGCCTTCGCTATCGCAGGCGCAGCTGCAACAGCATATGCAATCAAGATCGGCGTTGATTCAGTAAGAGCTGCCATCGCAGACGAAAAATCACAGACACTCCTAGCCAACTCCTTGCGCAATACAACAGGAGCAACCGACGCAGCAATCGCAGCGACAGAAACCTAAATCGACCAGATACAAAGAACCTTCGGTGTTGTTGATGATGAACTTCGTCCGGCGTTAGGAAAACTCGCCTCAATAACCGGATCAATTACGGACGCACAAAAACTTCTAGGCCTTGCCCTTGATGTTTCAGCAGGCGGAAGCGTTGATTTAGGATCAGCAACAAACGCCGTCACAAAGGCGTTGCAGGGTAACTACAAAGCCCTTCGCAATATGGGCGTTCCAATCACAGACGCAATGGTCAAATCAAAAGACCTCAATGCCGTCCTAGAAGTAACAGCCAAGACTTTTGCAGGAGCAGCAGCAGCCAGAGCAAACACATTCGAATTCAGAATGACTCGGC